AGCGAGATGAAGTGCGTGCCGTCGGAGATCGTGATCGTATCGCCAGGCAGAACGAGCGTGTTGCCGGTCTGCCATTCGCCCGTGGCCGACGTGATGGTGTTCGGGGTTGCGCCCGACGTGACGCCATCAGTACCGCTGGCGATCACCGCCTGCGCGTCGTCGAGAAAGATCTGGACGCTGGTGTCGTCGAGCACCGCTCCGACCGCGTTGTTCGGCGGCTCGGCGACGGTGATGTAGTTCGGACCGGTCGGCAGCGCGGTCGCGGGGTTGCCGTTGAGCGTGCCGTACGCGGTCGTGATCTCGATCTCCGCCTTGTCCGCGTAGGCAGTGGAACCTGGGACGAAGTAGTCCTGGATCCAGTACGCGGGACCTACGGCGAGGCAGTTCAGGTCGGGCGTCGTCGGCGTGACGGTCTGGGTCGCGAAGTCCTGGTAAACAAGTACGACCGGTCGGATGGCCATGGGCTAGATCTCCGCGTCCAGAGGGATGCGAGAATTATAGGTTCCGCACCCTTCGATCACGACGGAGGGGACTAGCGCTGCCAGTTGAGCGCGACGTCCTCGAAGTACTCGGTCGCCGAGTCGAAGCCGCTCTTGGCGACGCGCAGCGCGATTTCGGCCAGCAGCGGGGCGGTCGGCTTGTTGGTCCACCGCAGCGGATATTGCACTGTGAACGTGACCGATGTGACCCACTGGTCCTTGTCGCGCGTGGCCGGTTGTACACGCCCCACCGTTACCGGCGTCATGTCGTGGAAGCCGAACTTGGCCTGAACGAGGTCGCTCGAGGCGTGCAAGTAGACGCCAAGGATGTCACCGAGCGAAGCGCTTTCCGCGCGCTTGGCCGCCACGCATTCGATGAGGATCGGCACTGACTGCAGGTTCCAGAACCCTTCGAGGCCGGTCTTGAGGTTTTGACCGACACGGTCACCGATCACGACGCGCCCCATCACCTGGTCATCGCAATCCAAGAAGATTGCCGGGCGGAAGTCGCGGTGGGTCTTGTCTTCGTTGAAGGCGCTCTCGATCGCGAGCTTCGTGCGCGTGATGTCTGGGCGCCACAGCCACTGGAACTCGCTGCCGACGACGGACTCGGCGAATCGCATGCGCGCGACCTCGACGAACACGCCGAGCACAGCGAGCTTGGACCCCGGGCGGATGCTGTTGGGCTGCCGCTCGACCGGCGACGGCAGCGGCTTGGGGTCGGGAACGTACGTGGGGTTGTTGTCGGCCATCAGTAGAGCGGAGGTACGGCGTTGGGGTCGACCGCGAGGGAGTATTCGACGGAGTTGCGCGCGAGGAGCGATGAGGTGACCTTCTGGTGGACAGTGACGCTCTTCAGCTCGGTCTGGTGGGTGCGCTGGACCTGATAGCGATCGTTCCTGACCAGGTCTACCACGATGTCCTTGTACTCGATGAGGGGGTAGTCCAGCACGTTGATGTCGTTCAGCTTGCGGTCGCTGTCGCCACTCGACGTCATGTTGGTCTCGATGGCGGCGGCTTCGCGACGCCCGCGGATGAAGACTGGCGCCCAGTAGCCGCCCAGGAACGCCGTACCGAAACATGCGGGGCAGTGCTCGAGCGTGGCTTGCTTGGTCACCGGGTCGTAGCATTTCGGGCAGCGGTCGCCCCAGCGCCGGCGCTTGAGCACGGCGAGCGGGATGCCGTTCAGGTTCTTGTAGCCCACGGCCTCGTCGTGGAGGATCTTGCGCTTGAGCAGGCGCGTGCGCGTGTCGAGACCAGGCTCGACCGGTGTTGGCTCGCTCTTGAACGTGTTTGCGAACCCTGACGGTGGAACCACAGTGAGCTGGTAGTAGATCGCGCGGGAGAGCGCGAACAGGTTGACCGGCTCGCGCCCAGCGTGCGTCGCGGGCGGCGGTTCGTTGAACCTGTTGTCGAGGAACTGGTAGGCATCGCGCAACCCCGTCGCGATCACTTCCCACGGGCCCAGCGGCGACTCGGAGCGCGCGACGTCGACGAAGAAGTCGCCGCTCTCCTCGGACTTGACGTCCCACTGCACGAATACCGCGGTTGGGTACAACGCCGTCGTGCGCGTGATGCGGGCTTCGGGCACGGCTCACCCGAGCGCGGGCGGGCCGCCGCTAGGCTGACCCTTGCTCGCGTCCTCGATGTTCGTGCTGTCGACGGCGCCGTCGATCTGGTCGAACGCGCGACGGATGCGCTGTGGACCTTCGTCGCCAAAGCCGACGGGTGGCGATTTGACGGTCAGGCGCTCCTCGTAGGGGTTCGGCGTTCCGCCGGGTCCGCGTTGTTCCCAGGATGAGTGGCCGTCGGTGCCCCACATCTGCCAGTCGCCGAGCTTGGAGATGGCGAACATCTTCTCGAGGAGTGCCGCGCGGCGCGCGCGTAGCTTCGCGATGTTCAGGATCTCCGCGACTTTGTTGAGGCCGCCCGTCATCTGCCCGGGCTCGTCCGCGCTGTTGCGGATGCCCTCGTGGCGGAACAGGTCTGCGAATAGCGATGCCGCCTGTTCGTCGGCGGGCCGCCCATCGCGCGCTCGCGCGAGCGAGCTGTCGGCAGTCGTCGCCGCGTGGTAGTGCGGGCTCGTTGACGGGTTGTCACCCTGGCTGGGGTCGCTGCCGAGCAGGCCCGCGTTGAAGTCGGCCGCCTTCTCCGGGATCCTCTTCGGCGCGTCGCACGAGCCGTAGTGCTTCGCGCGCCGGCACGTCGTGCACAGCTCGGCCGACAGCTTGCGCTTGGGCTCCGTGCGCGTCGAGCCCTGCTGGTGCGCGTCGAAGATCTGCGACAGCGATTGCGGCGTGGTCGGCGGCGCGAGGTTCGCTTGCGCGGTCTGCGGGATCTCGGTCGGGCTGCTCTTGGCGCGCAGCACGGCACTGCCGGCGACCGTCGGGTCGGACGGCGCGGCCCAGCCGAGCTTGTGCAGGGCTGCGAGTTGCCCGTCCGCGAACGCGATCTCGAGGCTGCTCACGGGGACACCACAGCGCCAGGCAGCGGCATCGACGAGGTTGCGTAGTCGTCGTCGTTGCGCTGCAGCGCACGGTCGATGACGCTGCGTTGGCGACGACCCTCATCTGCGGGTTCGCCGGCCTGGCCGCCGGCGCCGTCGGTCGACGTCGACGCACCCATGCCGACGTTGGCCGCGAGCTTCGCCGCGCCCGTTCCGATCTCGCCGGGCGACGCGCCGGGGGACACGGGGGACGGCGGCGCGGGCGGCGCGGGCGCGGCCGGCAGTCCGGGCGCCTTCACCGGCGACTTGATTTTCACTGAGCCGAGCGACGGCTGCGACGGCACGCTGAACGCAGCGAGCGCGACGCGCCCGCCCCGCTCGAACATGTCGCGCAGCGCCGCCATGGTCGGGCCTCGCGCGACTACGCGGTGCGGAACAGGGACTCGAGCACGCTTGCGGGGATGTTCCCCGGCGTGGCCGCCGCGGTCTTGGGCTTCTCGACGAGGCCGAGGTCCTGGGCCTCCTTCACGAGGTCGTCGATGTTCTTGTAACCAGCCTGCTCGAGGGCCTGCTGGGCGCCCCACTCGCGGGCCGTCTTGAGGTGATTGCTGGACATGCGGCAATTATAGCCGGTCAGCCAATGACTTCCTGGCCCCATGTGCCGTCCGCGCGCCCAGGCGCGGCCCGATCGTACGTTGTGAAGTTGTCCCACAGCCAGTCTGGCATGTCAGCGCGCCACGCGCTCGCCGCGTCAGGCGGCGCGCCGTCGTCCGGCGTGTCGCGCTTGGCGTACTGGATGCGCTCGGTGCCGTGGCTCTGTTCGGGGCCGGGCGGCATGACGCCGACGTCCGCGCCCATCGGGCCCGCGAATTTGGCGAGTGCGGCGCGCGCGCCGGCGGTGAAGGTCTCGCGCAGCGTCACGACTTGTTGAACCGCGAGACGTTGCGGTAGCCGGAGCTGAGCGTGTTGTACGCGCTCTCCATGTTGTTCTGCGTCTTCACGCCACGCGTCAGCTCATCCCATTCGCTCTTGAGCGTCTGCGAGAGCTGCGAGTACAGCGCGGCCTTGTCGGAGATGCCGATCGGCGCGATGTCGCCGTCCTGGACAGTTGCCTGGTTGCGCGCCTGCATGAACGAGTTGGACGTCAGCAGGAAGCGCGTCGTCCCGATCAGGAGCAGGTACATGAGCCCTTGCGGGAACGACTGCGGTGTGAAGTTGGTCTGCGGAGTGACCGTGTTGAAGGCGGACACCGCCATCTCGATGGCCAGGTTCAGTTCCTTGTCGGTGAACTCGACGGTGTCCAGCAGGATGTTGTTCGGCGCGTAGTCGCGCATGAACATCCTCACCTGGTCCTTGGTGACGACGGATGGGGTTGTTGGTGTCCCGACGACGGGCATCAGCGCACGAACTGCCGCTCGAGGCTGGCGACGACCTGGGCAATCTGCGCCGCGCCGCTCGCCGTCGTGATGATCTGGATGCCCTGGAATGGCAGCAAGACGGTCTTGAACCGCGCCTCGTCGAGCGCGATGAACGCGACGGACGTCGCGGCCTCGATGGTCATCTCCTCACCAGCGAGGATGGCCGGCGAGGCCGTGTTGACGGTTGCGGGGTCGAGGTTGACGAGCTTGATGGTGATGTCAGCCGAGCCGCCCAGGTCGACGTGGATCTGGCTGCAGACCAGTGGCTCGACCGTGTTCCAGTAGAACAGACCGCCGGCGGTCTGCGGCGTGTACTTGTAGATCGTGTAGTCCGCGCCGATCGGCGAGTCACCGGTGGGGAACGTGCCGTCAAAGAAGGCGCTCGACGTGATCCGCTGCTGGATCGCGGTGGCGGTCGCCATGGGGATGCGCGGCGTCGTCATGCACCCCTATTGTAGTCGTCGACGAGCTACTGCCGGGTTCGGCGGCGCTGCGGCGCGTCTGGCGACTTGGACGTGTCAGGCACGGCTTCGGTCGAGCCAGGGGCGCCGGTGGCCTGCTCGGCGGCCGCTGCCATCACGGCGGCGACATCCTCTTCGGCGATGACGTTGGCTGGCGGCGTGTGCGGCATGCTCTCGTCGGTCGCGAGGACCGGTTGCGCGTCGGCGGGTGGCACGGTTTCGAGGTGCGCGGGTGCTAGCGGAGCGGGCGGTGCCAGTGGGGCAGGAGGCGCAGGCGGCACAGCGATCGGCACCGCGCCGACCGGGCGAACGTCGACCCAGCCCATTTTCTTGACGCGCTCGACGATCTCGTCGGCCGCGGTGAACGAATCGATCTCTTTGGTGCCGCCGATGTGCCCGCGCTGGAACAGCACGAGCGTCTGACCGGTGATGTCGCGCAGCGGCGCGAGGTCGACCCGGCTGATGGTCTTGTTGACGATGACGAAATTGGTCATGGGGTTCTCCAAAATCGAAGGGCCCTCTTCCGCAGGTCCCCGGCACGGGGTGGAAGAGGGCCCAGGTCGAACAGTAGCGCGCCGCGGGGCGCAACGGGGATCAGGCGAACGGGAAGTCGACGCGCTGCATCGCGAGCGTGTTGCCGATGCCGATACCCGGAGCCGCGTAGCTCCAGAACTCGATGATGTCGGCCTCCTGCTTGATGTACAGGGTCGCGTCCTGCAGCAGGAAGAACACGCCGAGGTAGTTCTGCGGCGCGAAGATGTACGCTGAGCGGCGGGTCTCCCCGACCGTGTCATCGACGATGTCGCGCTTGATCGTCGAGACGACCGGGATGCCCCACAGCTTCTCCTCGGCCTCGATGCCGAGGTCGTAGTGCCGCGACGCCACGTCGTTACCGACGCTGGTCGCCGGCAGGTCGAGGGCCTCGTAGTACGTCGACTTCGACAGCAGGATCTTGCCGATGGGCTGCTTGCGGTTGACGAGGGCTTGGAAGCCCTGCTTGAACCCGCTCGAGTTGAACGCGCCCGCGAGCGTCCGCTGCGTCGACAGCGCCAGCGCGATGATCGCGTTGTTGGTCGCCGTGAACTTGGTGTCCTCCTGGTCGGCCATGTCCTTGACCGAGTTGTCCGAGAGGATCTTGCGGATGTCGTTCTGGTACGTCATCAGCTCGAACTTGTTCTTGGTGAAGCGCTGGCTCTCGGTCTTGCCGAAGTAGACCGCGAAGCGCTGACCACGGAACCAGGTCCGCTGCGCCGAGCCGTTGAACGGCACGAAGGTCGCGACGGAGTTGGGCTCCTTCTCGACGATCTTCTTCGGCTGGTCCGTGTTCTCGTCACGGTCGATCTCGTCGTCGGCCAGCATGACCGGCTCGATGATCTCGCGTGCGAACGACTCCTGGCGGAGCTTCTGGCGAATGAAGGCGGTGCCCTCGGCTTCAGCTTCCTTCGTCCGTCCGTCCGTCACCTTGCGGACGAAGTTCGAGTTGATGAACTGGGCCGAGACCTGTGGCGTCTGGGTCTTGTATGCGGCGGTCATGGTGCTGCTTCTCCTTCGAGGTCTCGGGGGTTAGAACGACGCCGTGTCGCCGCCCGTGTAGAACACGACGAGCGTCCCGTCGGTGGCGATGTTGTTCTGCAACACCTCCCCGATGATCTGGTTGTTGGTGGTGGCCGGCTGCCAGACGCCGGCACTGAACGTCAGCTTCTCGCCGACGGTGTAGGTCGTCGCCTCGAAGTTCGAGGGGTCGAGCTTGAACTCCGCGTTCATGCGCAGGCAGGTCACGCTGCCGACGAACGTCGCATCGAAGTCCGTGCTGTCGGTGACAACCACCCAGGTGGCCACGCTGTTGGCCGCCGAGCGGTTGGGAGTGGTTGCGAGCGCGACCGAACCGTCCGTTTGGACGGAAACGACCGACCCAGCCGGCAGCGTGTCGGGCACGCCGGGCGTGGTCTGGTGGATCGGGAAGGTCTCGTCGATGGCACCTTCCTTGGGCCAACCGCGCAGGACGTCGAACAGGCTTGCGAGCTTCATCTGAGTTTTCCTCTTTGGAGAGCGCTACGAACTGATGATCCAGGCGCCGAACGCGTCGTAAGCAGCATCGGCCGCTTCCTTTACGTTCTTGGGTTTGGTGGTCTCGTCCGAATCACGGTCCGTACCCGCGCCGAGCGGCGTGACCACGCCGCCCTGCTTGGCCAGCAAGTCCTCGACGACGCCAAGCGACGCGTCGTCGGTCGCGGCGAGCTTCTGGCGGACGTCGTCCGTCATCTCCTCGCCGTGTGCCACGAGGTGAGCCGCCGCGATCTTCTGAACGCGCGCGTCGCGCGTCGCCTTGATCGCCGAGGTCTTCTCGCGCTCGGTCTGGTCGTAGTAATCCGCGAACGCGTCGACCAGTGCTGCGACCTTGAGGAGGTTAGCCACGGGCCACCCCCAGCTTGCGGGCGAGCATGCCCAGACCTGCTGCCGCGACGAGTACACCAGCGGCCTTGGCGCGGCGCACATCCTCGCGACGGACGTGTTCGGCACGCAGGTCCTGGGCAAGGGCGCGAAGCATCTCGGACTCCTTCATCGGGACCCCGGCAGGTCGGCGTAGCCGACGTCGATGGAGTCGTCACGGAGGTTGGCGGCGAGCGCGCGGAGGCCGCGCGCGACCTCGGTGCGGGGCTGGACCTCGGCTGTCTTGACGGCTTGGACCTCGTCCGCGCGCCGGCGCGCCGACGTTGCCGCGTCGGCGAGGACCTCATCAACGACGAGCGAGAGGTGACGGGTTGCGCTCACTGGGCGCCCCTGTGCTGGAGGGCGTGGAGCGCGTCGACGATCTGCGGGCCAGCAAGGCCAGTCGCAACGCCTGCACCGAATCCGACGTTGCCCGCGCGCTGACGGGCCTCCTCATCCCGCGAATGGGTGAGGCCGCTCGCGAGTGCACCACCCGCGAGCACGCCTGCGCCGCCGGCGAGCAGCGCGGGAACGAGCGCCGGGTAAGCGGCGACCTTCTCACGTGCTGCGCGCTCGAGGCGAGCGAGGACGTCGGTGTTCACGGCGGCCGACATGGCGAGTTAGCGCTGCGCCTCCGCGACGAGGTCGTTGGCGACCTTGAAGCCGGCGACGAATGCCTCGCAGCCGAGCTTGTGGATCTGGGTGACCTGCGCGTTCCAGCCCGCGTCGAACGCGCGCTGGTGGAGGTCACGGATTGTGTCCGCTGCGGCGCGGTAGCCCTGCTGCGCGGCTTCCTTGACGAGGTCGGCGTTCGCCGCGGCGAACTTCTCGAACGTGTCGTCGGTTTGGCCGACCGACGCGGTCTTGACCTCGACCGGCGGCAGCTGATCGGCGGCCTGCTTGTACTGCGCGGCGCGGGCCATGAAGCCGTCGCACACCGCGGCGCCGTAGGACTGCGCCTCCTTCATCAACGCCTCGTGCTCGGCCTTGCTCAGGTCGGCGGCGAGCTTGGTGAGGTCGTCGACCGGCGAGCCTGCGCCCGCGGTCTTGGTCGCCTCGGGCGCCGTCGCCTCTTTGAGGGCCTGCTTGAGACGCTCGCCGGCATCACCGGACGGAGCCGATGCAGCGGGGGCGGGCGCCGGAGACGGCGCGGGGGCGGACGCGGTCTTCACCGCGCCGTCCGTTACTGCCGAGAGTGCATGCGAGAGCTTCATGGGTGGCCGTCTCCGTTAC